AGCAGTGTCCTGAACTAATTAAGTTAACAAAACAATGTAAGAAGTGTGGCTGTTTTATGTCTGCCAAAACAAAACTACAAGATGCAGTATGTCCTTTAGGAAAGTGGTAATATGATAAAGAATGAGATTGCTCCAGGAATTATAATTTACGATAATGTAATTAAAGATGCAGATACTTTAGTAAATGATATAGAAGAGGGTGCACAGTCTGCTGGAATACAATGGAGTCTTGCTGGAGTTTATTCTGGCAGGAAAGAAAATGGAGATGTAGAACAGACAGATCAAACAAAAAGAGATACATTAAAAATTGGAGTTAATTATTCTGATCAAATAATTAATGATCACGCAAGTTTTGCTGATGCTTTTCAAAATAGTTTATCTAATATGTTTTTAGAAAGTTTTGGTCCAATAGAAAACGATTATAAAAATCATTATGGAATATATACAACGTGGCACGACGTTTATGGAATTTTAAAATATGGAGTTGGTCAAAAATTTGTTAATCATATAGACGATCATCCAGAGTATCACAGAAGAATGTCTACTCTTTATTATATAAATGATAACTATACAGGCGGAGAACTTGTTTTTCCAAGGTTTAATATTACATTAAAACCAAAAGCAAACCAAATGGTTATTTTTCCATCAACTTATGTTTATAATCATTCTGTCCTTCCAGTACAAGAAGGAACAAGATATTCTGTTGTGAGTTGGCTAAGATAATGAAGACTGCTTTAGTTTTTGGTGCAGGTGGTTTTATAGGATCCCACATGGTCAAAAGACTTAAGTCGGAAGGATACTGGGTTCGTGGAGTTGATATAAAAAATCCAGAGTTTTCTGATACAAAAGCAGATGAATTTATAATTAGAGATCTTTCTGAATATTCTAATATGGAAAAAGTGATTCAATTTAAAGGATATCAAGGAAATTTTTATGTAGACTTAGCACCAAAGTTTATAGATACTTTTGATGAGATATATCAATTCGCTGCAGATATGGGTGGAGCAGGATATATTTTTACAGGTGAAAATGATGCAAACATAATGGAAAATTCTGCATTAATTAATCTTAACCTACTTAGAGCACAATTAAGATTAAATCAAAAAAATAATGTAAACAAAACAAAAATTTTTTATAGTAGTTCTGCATGCATGTATCCATCACATATTCAAGAGTCTACAGATAATCCTGGACTTAAAGAGTCAGATGCATACCCTGCCAATCCTGACAGCAATTATGGATGGGAAAAGTTATTTAGCGAAAGATTGTTTTTAGCATTTAATAAAAACTATAATATTCCAGTAGCAGTTGCAAGATATCATAACATCTATGGTCCAGAAGGAACATGGAATGGCGGTAGAGAAAAGGCTCCTGCAGCAATATGTAGAAAAGTTATTACTGGAATAGACTCTATTGAAATTTGGGGGGATGGAAAGCAAACTCGTTCATTTCTGTATATAGACGAATGCATAGAGGCAACAAGAAGACTAATGGAGTCTGATTTCACTGGTCCAGTAAATATTGGATCTGAAGAAATGGTAACTATAAATGAACTTGTCGATATTGCCTCATCCGTTGAGAGCAAGGTTTTAAATAAAAAGCATATCGATGGTCCAACTGGTGTTCGTGGCAGAAACTCAAATAACGATCTAGTTAGAGAAAAACTTCAGTGGGATTATTCCATATCATTAAAAGAGGGCATTACGAAAACATATAATTGGATAAAGACTAAGATATAATTAGTTTATGAGTTTTATCCTCCTATCCCATTGGCATGGCAGGTTTGGTAACAGAATGCATCAATATGCCTACGGAGCAACATATTCTAGAATAAATGGAACTGAGTTTTTGTTGCGCTCTGATTGGGAAGGGACTAGGCTATTTAAGAATCAATACCACAGAGTATTAGAAAATGATAATGTTAGGTTTGAACTCAATCAAAGTTTTCCTGGTGCAAATAATCCAGATAGAATTAAAAATATACTAGAGAATTCATTTAAAGATAGTAAATTAATTAATCCAGAGCAAAGTCCAGAAAATTATTTAAAATATGATCATCCAGTATATTTTGATAGCGTGTGTGCTTATGGAAAAGACATTTATTATCCAATGTCAAAAAATCATTTACTTGATGTGTTTGAGTTTTCTGATGAAGTAAAAAATACTGAATCTTATAAATATTGGTCAGCGCTTCAGGGGACATATGATTTAGCCCATTTAAGAAGAGACGATATTTCTAATCCAGATTTTAATAAGAACAATGTTCAAGGCTATTCGGTAATCTCTATGAATTCGTATTTAAATGCTTTTAAGCAAAGAGGATTTGATCCAGAAAAAATAATTTGGGTGTCTGATGATTATATAAATAAATGGCATAAAGATAGACAGAAGTCAGAAAGATTTGGTTGGTCTTATCCAGTAGGGTCAACCTACAAAGAAGATAAAATGTTTGATTGGCTTGAAGATTTTTTAAAGATTTATTTTGCTAGAACTGTTTTTCGTGCAAACAGTAGTTTTAGTTGGTGGGCATGTTTTTTATCGCCAACTGCAAAGGTCTACAGCCCAGTATTAGATCGTCAATCGATATACGGCAGAGACGATAAGTTTGAAGAAATTGATGTCCAGTTCTTTGATGGAAATACACCACACTGGATGTATAACCATCAAGAACTGAGACAGATTATTATTAATTAATGACTTGGAAACTTACTAAGCCAATCTTTGGCTCTAGCAGTCATTCCCTTCCAAGCCCTCCAGTCCTTTCCTCCATCGGACATGTGAAATGCAATTTGTGCATTTAGGACGGGATTAAATAAGTCAGCATTGTGATCTAAATCATATTTTTCACGACGATCTGGACCAAGCATTCCAAGCATATTTATTTGAAAAATACCATATGAACTGTCTCCAGTTTCAGTATTTCCATTGAATGCAAATGGTCGACCATTACTTTCTCTCTTAGCAATAGCCCAAGCCTCCTTAAGATTCTGACCCTCAAAACCCACTAGTTTTAATAGATTTTTTAGATCTTTATCAGATAGAGATGTAGCATTAGAATATTTTTCTAACTGATCTTCTTTAGCCTTAGAAACACTTTTGGCCACTTCCGTGGCCTTAATAGTCTCTTCAAGCACGATAGTTTTACTATCGTTTAATCGGTTTTCAGAAGCATTAGCCACGTTTGACCAAACGGAAAACATAGCCAATATGCTGAGTGTACCAATGATATTCCTATTATTATTCATAAAGTTAATCATAGTTTCCTCCTTAGAAACGGAATGACACCTTGTTAAAGGGTGTCATGTTACTTCTTAGTATAACATAAATTTGAACTCTATGTCAAATATCCTAAAAGTGGTATAATAACTATATTATGGCAACTAATCAAACATCAGGTCAATTTCAAATTGCATTTCCAAGATCAACAGATCCAGTAAATGTACACGGAGACCTCGAACAATTGGCGGGAGATGTAAAAGAATCATTAGAATCAATAGATGTATCAATTATACAAATAGATGTTAAAAATGTTAGTGGTATTTCTCTTCCCGCAGGAACTCCTGTATATATTTTTAATTATTCAACAAATGTTCCTGGCGTAAAACACTATACAGAAGATTTATGGTCCGCTGGTTCCGTAAAACCAGTATTAGGTGTATTAAAAACAACAGTAGCAAATAATGCTACTGGAAAGGTTGTTGTTGCTGGAGTACTTGCCAATATTAATACATCATCTTTTACCACTGGTGATGTTTTATATGTTAGTAGACCAGATGGTGGTTTGACAAAAACAAGACCAGAGGCAGGATCTGGTGCAGTAGGTATTGTGGGATATGCACATGCAACAAATGGTGTAATTATTGTTGAAGCAAAAGGTAACGGAACATGGGGAGCATTAAAGGCTGGATTAGCCTAAATATGATATAATCGACATATGGCTACCTTCCGAAATCAACCAACAGACTCATACGCTTTAGGTTCTGCTCCACCAGAAGTTCGTTGGACGGTAGTTAGAGGAGACTCTGCAGCATTTAGAGTTTATGTAACAAATGATGCAAGAGAGCCACTATATTTAAATGATTGGGAAATTGCAATGGACATTTATCGTCCATCTACTAGTCAAGTTATAGTTTCATTATCACCAGAGCCAATTGAGTTTCAAGATTCAGAAGGAACATTTACAGTTAATCTAACATCTTCACAATCAGAACTTTTAGAGACAGGAGATATCTTTGACATTCAACTCACAGAACTTTTGTCTGAGGGAAGAGTCTGGACGGTAGCCAAAGGATCAATGGTTATCCTTGAAGATGTTACACAATGAGCAATTATAATTTACTCCCAGTAAGCCAAGAAGTTTTTAATACAACACATAGAAAAGCACATGCACAAATCAAAGAACTTGATAAAAGATATATAAGAATAGATCATATACAACCAAAGGCAAAGATAGAAGAGGTTCTACCTTTTCGTGTACAGTTTATTAATGTTGGCGTGTTTGGGTATTCAAAAAATAATCCACCCCCAATACCGCTTCAAATTATTGGATATAGCAACTATATTCTATAATAAAAAGGAGTTATAATACCATCATGGCTAAAATATCAATCCCAACACTGAAGACTAAGTTTCAGACTGGTGATCGTCCTACACAGGAAGATTACGAAGATTTAATTGATTCGGCCTCTGCCCGCTCAACAGATCTCGGATCTATGGGTAATAATGAAAATACAATTAC